GGCGGATATCCGCGTGGTCGGTTGCGCACTACCGCCTATGCTTGGGTGCATGGCACGACCGAAGACTGGAACAGGCGGCGGAGCATCCGCCATCCCAATCGAGCGCAAGCGTTTGAAAGGCTCACGCATCCGCAACGGATTGGCTGCTTCACCCATGCCCGAGACCGCGCTTGCCCTAGTGGATCTGTCGGTTGTGCCGGTCGCACCAAAGAATCTTGGCAAGGTTGGTCGGTCGTATTGGGATGTCTTGTGGACTGGTGGTCGTCGTCATCTGTCCGAGTTGCACGACGCGCCGATCATGAATCGGTTGTGTCGGAACTTCGACAAGATCTACGAACTGGAAGATTGGCTGGGTACGGATGTGACGAATCGTTGGTACACGTCGCCGAACGGGCAGGTTGTGACTCATCCAGCGGTGAAGCAGATCGAGCAGATGGATGCTCAATGCACAGCGTGGATGAGTTTGCTTGGGTTCACTCCAAGCGACAGGGCGAGACTTGGTCTTGCCGAGATAAGGGTGGCCAATGAGCTTGACTCATACCGACAAAGGAACTCCAACCTGGTCGACGCCAAAGTTATACAGCCGATCTGACGGTCACAAGGTCGTTGACTTTGCTCGCACCTTCTTGCATGTCAGCAAAGGTGTGCGAGCCGGTCAGCCTCTAATTCTTACCAACTGGCAGGTCGCACTTCTTGACGGACTGTATGAGCGTCGTGATGATGGGTTGCTTCGGTATCGTCGCAGCCTCATAGGTTTGGGGAGGAAAAATGGAAAATCGCTTATTGGCTCCCTCTGCGCTTTATACGGATTGATCGAGGGTGAGCCTGGTGCCGAGGTGTATTCGGCTGCGGGTGACAGACAGCAGGCGCGTGTCGTGTTCAACGAAGCGAAGTGGCAGATCATTCAGTCACCTGCGTTGTCGGGTGTGTGCAAGGTGTATCGCGATGTGATTGAGATTCCGTCCACGGGTGCGATCTATCGTGTGTTGTCGAGCGACGCAAAACTTCAACAAGGTTTGAACCCAAGCACCGTGATCTTTGATGAGCTTCACGTCCAGCCGAATGATGATCTGTTCAATGCGTTGACGTTGGGTTCGGGTGCGCGTAAAGATCCGAACATCGTTGCCATCACTACCGCAGGCTTTGATCTAGACACGGTTTGTGGCCGTCTTTACAACTATGGCAAAGAGATTGTTGCCGGCACGAAACAAGATGAGCGGTTCGGGTTCTTCTGGTGGGAAGCAAAAGCGGACTGTGAGATTCATGACCGTGATGCTTGGGCTGATTCGAATCCGAACTTGGCTGAAGGTTTGCTTGACATGGATGACATGGAAGTGTCGATGATGCAGACTGCTGAGGTTGCGTTCCGCCGTTACCGTTTGAATCAGTGGGTTCGCACAGATGGCGAGTCATGGTTGCCGAAGGGTGCGTGGGAGCAGTGTCGAAGCGAAGATGAACTTGATCCGAACATACCTGTGTTCGTCGGCATTGACATGGCGTTGAAGCATGACTCGATTGCTGTCGTCGTCGCACAACCACAAGAGTCTGGTCGGGTTGTGACTCGGGCAAAGATCTGGCATCCAGACGGCGGTGCAATGGATGTCGCAGCAGTCGAGCAACACATCCGTGAACTTGGTCGAGAGTTCACGGTGCAAGAGTTTGCCTATGACCCAGCGTTCTTTCAACGCTCAGCCGAAGCAATGTCCGATGAAGGGTTCACGATGGTTGAGTTCTCGCAGTCGACTGCGCGTATGGTTCCTGCTTGCGGAACTCTTTACGAGTTCATCGTGAACGCTCGGCTCGCACACAACGGCGATCCTGTGTTCACCGATCAGGTGTTGTCGGCTGCGCAACGGTCAACCGACATGGGTTGGAGATTGTCAAAAGGTAAGTCGAAACGCAAGATTGATGCTGCGATAGCATTGGCGATGGCAGTGGATCGTGCAACGAGACGGGTCGAGAGTGTTCAGCAACCAGGGTTCTTCGTAGTGTGAGGAGAGACATGATCATAGTTCTATTGGAAATTGTCGCAGTGTTCATGATTGCGCTCGGCATATTTTACATTGCAGTCCCACTTGGGCTAATCTTCTTGGGCGCATCTCTGCTTGCCTTCACCTTGGCTTGGGAGCGGTCAAAGAAAGTAGATAAACAATAATGCTGTCAAGACTGTTCAACCCAAGAGGCGAAGAAAGAGCTGTCTCATATCAGTCGCTCTTCGCTGCGGGTGACGCATTCCAGTTCACAACTAATGCCGGCACAGTTGTCACGCAAGAAGATTCACTCAAGATCGGAACCGTGTATGCGTGTGTCCGACTAATCGCGGACTCTATCTCAACTCTGCCAGTCGACACATACATTCGCGTTGACGGTGATCGCCGACCATTCCGACCACGACCAGAATGGCTTGACATGCCCGAAGTCGGTGTGTCACGCACCGATCACTTCCAGCAGGTACTTGTCTCGATGCTGTTGAACGGTAACTCGTTCACACGCATCCTTCGCGACAACCAAGGTGTCGCAGGTTTGACGGTGTTGAATCCTTTGAAAGTTGAAGTGAAGCGCGACGAGTCACGACGCCTCATCTACGTCTTCGACAACCGTGATGTGATTGAGCATGAAGACATGATTCATCTGTCCGAGTTGCGTTTGCCTGGCGATCTGCGTGGCCGTTCACGAATCGAACTTGTCAAAGAGAACCTCGGTTTGTCAAAAGCGTTGGAAGAGTTCGCTGCAAGGTTCTTCGGTCAGGGTTCACATACTTCTGGCATCATCGAGTTCCCAGGCAATCTGACACGCGAGCAAGCGAAGTCGCTTGTTGACGGATTCGAAGAAGGTCACAAAGGTTTGCGTCGCGCACATCGTCCAGGCATTCTGTTCGGTGGTGCGAAGTACACGACAACTTCGGTCGCACCAGATGATTCACAGTTCTTGCAGTCACGACAGTTCGCAGTTGAAGAGATCCTTCGTGCGTTCCGTGTACCACCATCAATGGCTGGTGTGTTGCAACCAGGTGCGCAAGCATACGCATCTGTCGAAATGAACGGCATCCATTTTGTGATGCACACACTCAGACCATACGTCACAAAGATTGAAGACGGATATTCAAGAATCCTTGACGGCCGTGGCGCGTTCCTGAAGTTCAACCTTGATGGTCTGATGCGCGGCGACTTCGGTTCACGAGTCGCAGGATATTCATCGGCGTTGCAAGCAGGTTGGATGTCAATCAACGATGTTCGCCGATTCGAAGACTTGCGACCGGCAGAAGGTGGCGACACTTACCGTGTGCCACTAGCGAACGTCGATCTAGGTGCGGCAGGACTCACAGAACTTGATCGCAAAACAATGATGGCACAACGCCTCATCAACGCAGGCTTCGAACCAGCATCAGTATTGAAAGCACTCGACGTTGATCCGATCACACACACTGGTGTCGCACCAGTTCTCTTGCAACAAGTCACCGAACCAGCACCAACCTACGATGTGAACCAGCGTGATGTGAACGTCACGATGCCAGAAGTCGTTGTCAACGTCCCACCAGCGAATGTGAATGTCGCGGCACCGATCATCAATGTTCCTGAAACTGTGGTGCGTGTGAACGTCCCAGAGAACAAGCCGACTGTGCGTACAGTTGAACGCGACAAAGATGGTCGCATTTTGACAATCACTGAAAGAACGGAAGACTGATGGCAACAGGACTCTCGGCGTATCTTTGCAATTCGTTCCTTGACGCGCTCGGCAACGCAACCGCATATTCGGTGACGAACGTGTATGTCAAACTTCATGTCGGCGATCCTGGTGCGAACGGCAGTTCAAATCCTGCAACCGAAACGACACGCAAAGTTGTTTCGTTCGGTGCCGCATCAACAGGACAAATCTTGTCTGATGCAGATATCAGTTGGACTAATATCGCAGGCTCGCAAGACGCAACACACTTCACCGCTTGGGACAATATAAGTGCCGGCAACTTCTTGTTCTCAGGCACGATCACAGGTAACGCCTACACAGCGGGCGACACCTACACAATCTCGTCAGGCAATCTCAGTGCGTCCTTAACCGTCGCAAGTTAGTTCCGCCATGGCGGTGAAAAGATTCCTGCTCGACACGAGCCAACTAGACGACGCCACGTTCGGACTTGATGGTGGTCTTGCATTCATACTCGACTCCAGCCAACTTGACGGGACACGAGTCCTTGACGGCGGAGAGTTCCTAACCACAGCAACAGGCGCAGCACCACTCGGCGCAATGTTGGCGACAGCGACAGCAACCGTCACACACTTCGCTTCTGCTTCCGCTCCGCTCGGTGAACTGATCGCCGAAACAGCGAACATCACAGTCACGGTCACAGCCGAAGGTTCAGCACCACTCGGCGCAATGACCGCAACAGCGTCGGCATCGGTTGTCATCTCGGCTTCTGCTTCAGCTCCGCTCGGCTCACTGACTGCAACTGCGAACTCGTCGCCAACTATCTTGCCGATATTTCAAGCCAACCTTGGCGGACTGGTTGCGACCGCTAACGCGACAGTCATCCCACCAACACCAGAGCCAGAGCCAACACCTTCAGGCGGTCGACAATACGCTGCACCACGACGCAAGAAAATTGAACCGCTACCAGAAGTCGAGATACCTGTCATTCAACCGAAACGACGTTACGCGGTTGTCTCAACATCGTTGAACGGGATGCAAGCACAAGCGACAAGCACGATCACATTCAGCATCTTGGAAGATGATGCTGAGGTATTGTTGTTGGTCTGAGGTAACAATCATGCCAATCACAAATGGATCTATTGCAGTCGGAACGGCTGCCACACTAATCACAACTTGCGGAGTGAATCCAGGGTCACTACACATCAGCAACCTTGACAACACCGACACAATCTTTCTTGGCGGTTCAACAGTCGCAGTCAACGCTGGACACACAATCCCGAAAAGCGGATCTGAAGACTTTGTTGTCTATGCAGGTCAACAGATGTTCGCAGTATCAACTAAAACAGGTCACTCAGTAGCGTTCACTCTGATCACACCCTGATGCCTTACTTCATTACCGACAAGTCACCAGATTGTTCTGGTTGGGCAACCGTGAAAGAAGATGGCGAAGTCATCGGCTGTCACACAACTAAACAAGATGCGGTCGATCAGATGGTCGCGGTGTCTATCGCCGAAGACATGGAACCTGGTGGCGAACGTGCGTTGCCAGATAACTATCGGCCAGCGTTAGCACCAGATGTTCCTGAAGGTCGTGCTTGCGGGAACTGCCACTTCTACGACGAAGACAATGTGCAAGGCGAAGGAGACAACCTCAAGGCTTGGTGTGAAAGATGGGATGCTTATGTTGACGGCGGATTCTATTGCAATGCTTGGCAACCACATGAAGAAGAAGATGAAGAAGATCGTCAAGTCAATCTTGAAGTTCCTGTCTACATTCGCACCGCTGCACGCAAAGGACTCGACTACTACGGCCAAGGTCTTGCGGGTGAAGGGCTGGTCGATCGAACCGTTCGTGAGGCACGAGACTTGGCACGAGGTCAAGTCAGCGAAGACAAAGTTGTGCGAGCGAATGCGTGGGCGCAAAGACACGCAGTAGATCTTCAAGCACCAAAGAACTCTGACGCAAGCAACGACGAGTTCCCTGGTGCTGGTGCGGTTGCGCATTATCTGTGGGGAATCAATCCGTTGAATCCTCAGCCAGCAAGAAACTGGTTCGAGTCAAAGTCTGAGGCAATCAAATCTGAACGCGCACCAGCTCCGCCGAAGGATCAGATCACAGGTTCGGACAAGAATCCGAAAGGTTCAGCGAAGGCTCCTGCTGGGTCTGGCACTATCGAGTTGACTCAAGCGATTGAAGACGGTTTGAAGAACAAGGTCACTGAACACAACGACAAACTTGATGCTGCGGATCCGTCTTGGAAGCGGGCAACTGTCGGCATGTTGCGCACCGTGTTCCGTCGCGGTGCCGGTGCGTACTCGACTTCGCATCGTCCAGGTGTTAGTCGGAATCAGTGGGCGTATGCGCGGGTGAACGCATACTTGTATCTTCTTCGCAACGGCCGTCCAGAGAATCCTGCGTACATCACCGACAACGATCTCCTTCCAAAAGATCATCCGCGCTCCTCTAGAACTCTGCCCGTGAATGTTGTTATGATTGACGGCATGAGCGAATCATTAGAGACACGCCGCATTCAGATCAACGACTTCGAACTACGCGAAGGACCAACAGGTGACGGAATGTCATTCACAGGTTATGCAGCAGTCTTCAACTCTGATTCTGAACCGTTGCCATTCATCGAGCGAATCGCGCAAGGTGCATTCAAAAAATCTTTGAAGAGTCGCATGCCGATCAAGATGTACATGAATCATGATTCATCAATGTTGCTTGCTTCGACAAGGTCAAAGACTTTGCGATTGCAAGAAGATTCAAAAGGTTTGCTCGTTGAAGCAGATCTTCCTGACACAACTGTTGGCCGTGACCTGTCCGTGTTGATGAAGCGTGGCGATGTTGACTCGATGTCGTTCGGCTTCTCGGTTCCGACTGGTGGAGACAAATGGTCGGATGACGGCATGAGCCGTGAACTGCGTCAGGTGCGTTTGCATGAAGTGTCGGTTGTGACGGGCTTCCCTGCCTACACCGCAACTTCGGCTTCTGTTCGTTCACTAGACATTCTTGCCGAGCGCACAGGTGTTGACGTTGACAAACTCGCTGAAGCGATCACAGTCCTTGAAGCGGGTGGCACTCTGTCAGATGAGTCGGCTGATCTGTTGTCGGGTGCGGTCAGCAAACTTCGTGCCGAACCAGCCAAAGTTCCTTCGTCAGTGAACTTGATGGCCAAGCATCTTGAACTGTTGAAAAACATCTAGGCATCGTCTAGAGTTACTTCTGCCGGTAAGCGTTCCGCTACGGCTAGAGATTGGTAAGCGTACCGCTACGATCGGAACACAACTTCCTGCGCACCACAACTCAACCAATCATGGAGTAATCATGAAACAATTTATTGAACAACAAATGGCACAACGCGCAACAGCGTGGGAAGCCGCAAAGAAGATTCTTGATGTTGCAACCGCTGAGAAGCGTGACTTGTCAGCAGAAGAGACTCAGACATACGAGCGCATCAGCAAAGAACTTGATGAGCGCACAGCAACAATCGAGAAGCTCCGCGCCGATGAGGCCCGTGAACTTCGTTTGGATGCAGCAACACGCGAGATCGCAGACCAGGTTCGTCCTGTCGCTGACGCACCACGCGCAGAGCGCAACGACAACGATGTAATTCGTTCGATGGCAAAAGGCGAGATCCGTTCACACATGTTTGAAAAGCGTGACGTTGTAAAGACTTCGACTGGTTCACCAGTTCCAACATCGTTCTATGACCAAGTGATCATGCTTGCTCGTACGGTTGGTCCAATGCTCCAGACTTCAACAGTCTTGAACACAGCATCAGGCGAAAACCTTCAGATTCCATCACTTGCTCAATACTCGACAGCGGCAATCGTTGGCGAAGGCACAGCAATCGCAGAATCGGATCCAGTATTCAACTCATTCATCACTTTGGGTGCATACAAGTTCTCGTTCCTCGTTCAACTCTCACGAGAGTTGGTCGAAGATTCAGGCGTGGACATCTTGCGCTTCTTGGCTGATCAGACCGGCAACGAACTCGGTGTGCGTGTTAACGCTTCACTGACAACTGGCTCAGGAACAAACCAACCAAAAGGTATCGTCGTGGCTTCAGCTCTCGGCGTAACTGGCGGAACCGCAGTTTCGGGTGCGTTCACAGCAGACAACTTGATTGACTTGGTCTACTCGGTAGACACAGCCGGTCGTCGTTTGGCTGGTGCAGGCTTCCAGATGAATGCAAAGTCAATCGGTGCAATGCGCAAATTGAAGGACACGGCAGGCAACTTCGTGTTCCAACCAGCACTTAGCGCAGACGCAAATGACTTGCTTCTTGGATACCCAGTATTCGAGAACCCAGGTATGGCAGACACAGCAACAAGTGCAAAGTCGGTAATCTTCGGACACCTTCCTTCGTACTTCGTTCGCTCGGTAGGCGGCATCAAGTTGGATCGAAGCGATGACTTCGCATTCAGCTCTGATCTCATTACCTTCCGCGCAACAATGCGTGTTGACGGTAACTTGCCACAAACATCACATGTCAAACACTTCATCGGAAACGCTGCTTAATTAGCGCAACCGATAACAAGACATGACAGTCCGCAAGGACTGTGACTAGGATTAAGTCCACGGCCATTTCGTGCAGGGTTGGCCGTGGACTTTCTCTATATCTGCACTATTCTTAGGAGGATCATGTGGCAAACCGTAATCGTGAAGGGCGTCCCAGTGGAGATGCCAGGGTATTTAGCGGAGCGTTTGCTCCGAGCGGGCGTAGCGCACTCGTTGGAAGTGTCCGACCTACCAATCCCGACCGACTCAGAATCGTCTGGTATTCCAACGCACCTTGGGCTGCCACAGGATACGGACAGCAAACCGCGCAAGTCATCCAAAGGCTCGCGAAAGAAGACCACCAAGTAGCAGTCCATGCGATGTACGGCCTTGCAGGCGCGGCATCAACTTGGAACGGATTCAAAATCTATCCGCAAGGATTGGCTGCATACTCCGACGATGTAGTTGTCGCGCACACAATGGAATGGGCGAACCAAGATCCATCAACACCGACACTGCTCATCACACTCTTCGACACTTGGGTGTTGAAGTCTGACTCGTTGAAAACTTTGAAGAACATTGCGTCATGGGTTCCGATTGATCATCAGCCAACACCACCAGAAGTGTTGGCTTGGTGTGCGCGTGAGAACGTGCGACCGATCGCAATGTCAAAGTTCGGTTCACGAATGCTGGAGACAGCAGGCGTTGAACACTTGTATGTTCCACACGCAATCGAGCCGGTATTCAAACCGACCGAGTCGGTGACGTTGGCGAGCGGTCAGAAGATGACTGGGCGCGAATTCATGGGTTGGGAAGAAGACCGATTCGTTGTGTCTATGGTCGCGACCAACAAAGGTTCGCAACCTGCGCGGAAGGCTTGGGCTGAGAACATTCTTGCGTTCTCAATCTTCGCTAAGGATCATCCTGATGCTGTGCTGTATCTGTACACGGAACCTGATGGTGCGATGGCTGGGATTAGTTTGCCGACATTGTTGGATGCGGTCGGTGTATCGAAAGACAAGTACAAGGTTGTCGATCAGTATGCGTACCGTCATTCGTTGCCACAGAATGTGATGGCTGCAATGTACACGGCGTCTGATGTTCTGTTGGCCTGCTCGATGGGTGAAGGCTTCGGCATTCCTGTCATTGAAGCACAGGCTTGCGGGTGTCGAGTGATTGTCTCAAACTTCACAGCACAACCTGAACTCGTCGGCGACGGCTGGACCGTCGAAGGCCAGCCGTGGTGGGATGCGGCACAGAAGTCATGGTTCTTCACACCGAACGTGCCTGACATCGTGAACGCTCTCAAGGCGGCCTATAACGCGCCTAGGAGCCGTTCTCAGGACGCGATCACCCATGCCCTAGGGTACGGAGCCGATCAAGTATTTGAGCAGTATTGGAAGCCAACAATGAAGGAGTTGTCCGCATGGTGCCGGTCATAGTCATCCCTGTCCTCAACCGATACGACCTTCTTGAAAGGTGCATCAAGTCAATCGACTACCCAGTTGAGAATCTGATCATCATTGACAACGGCGGTCGGATCGCCAAAGACTGTTTGGTTCTGCCACGCAGCACAAAGATTGAAAACCGATATGTGATGGACATGCCATCAAACCTCGGTGTCGCAACATCGTGGAACCTTGGAATCAAGATGACACCATTCGCAACAGGTTGGATTCTGCTCAACTCGGATGCACACTTCGCACACGGACATCTAGAAAAGTTCTACAAAGAGTCAGACATAGACGAGATACATCTAGCGGGTGAACCTGGTTGGTGTTGTGCTTGGATCGGATCCGAAGTTGTCAAAGATGTCGGACTGTTCTGCGAAGCATTCCATCCTGCATACTTTGAAGACAACGACTATGAGCGTCGCGCAACACGGTTGCACAAGAAGATTGTCAAGTCTGATGCACTGGTCTATCACGACAACTCGTCCACGTTGCTGTCGGATCCGTCGCTGTTTGACAAGAATCGTGAGAGCTTCCGAGCGAACATGGAGTTGTTCAAACTTCGCAACGCAAGACTTGACGCAGGCCAGTGGGATCTGCAACGACGAATCAGCCTTAGTTGGGACTGATGAGAATCTTTGACTGCATTCTGTTCAATCAAGAACACGACATGCTCGAATGCCGGCTCACCGACATCGGTGATGTCATAGACAAGATCATCGTTGTCGAGTCGGCAACAACTTTCATGGGTCAACCCAAAGCACATGGCATTGACCTTGACAGGTTCTACAAATGGCGCGACAAAATCCACTACGAGATCTATGAACCAGATACTTCGCTTCGCAGTTGGGCTGCTGAAGCAGAGCAACGCAACCATCTCTTCACCGTGTTGCGACAGTTCGCGCCAGAAGCCGAAGACATTGTGACGGTCGCGGACTGTGACGAGATCTGGTCGCCGAAAGATATAGAGACTTTGAGAACTGGTTGGCATGGTTACATGATGAAGCGTCTTGTGATGTCGGCGTATTGGCGTCTATCTGATGAACACACAATGGTCGCGGGTCCGTGGGGTAGTCGAACTGGTGATGCGCAAACTATGAGATCGTTGCGTCATCAGTTGCATCAGATTCATTCGGGTTGGCATGTGTCGTGGATGGGTGGACCGCAATGGGCTGCCGACAAGATGCGATCGTTCTCTCACCAAGAACTCATGGTCGAGAACCCTGATGTGTTCATGGCCGAGAACTATCTAGTCGGTCGTTCTATTCGTGGCGAAGATCTTTGGGAAGTTGACATTGACGATTCATATCCTGCTTACATTCGTGAGATGCGAGCACCTCATTCGTGGTACCGCAAACGATGATTACCATTGTCGGATTCGTGTGGGGTATTGCGTACAAGAGTGAGGTTCAAGGTTGGTGGGATTCGGTGCAGGCGTTAGATCCACCGGCTGACGATGTGGTGGTTGCTTATCATCCTGACGATGATTGTGGTGCGCTTGACTTACCGTGTCGACTTGTTGAGTGCCGGACTCGAACCTGTGATGCGATGATCAACGCTGCGGTCGCCACGGTCGGTGAAGGTTGGGTTGCTCCGCTTGCGATGGATGACAGGTTCTATCCTGATGCGTTTGGTTGTCTACCAGAAGGCGACTTTGATGTCGTTGCAAACACTTTGAAGTTCATGTCGCATGGTGGGGTGAATCCTTCCGCGCCTGAGATGTTTGCAACTGCACCGATGCGCAATCATGTGATGGGTACGTCTTGGTTCACGAAAGATATTTGGACTCGGACTGGTGGCTACCCTTCGGTCTATTGGTCGGACTGGGCGTTCTGGTGGAAGTGTCATGTGCATGGTGCAAGATGGTTCAAGCCGACAGGCGTTCAAGTGTTGGTGAACGATATTCGACCGAACCGTATCTCATCGGATACGAATGTTGAAGCCGACATTGAGATGTTCAAGTTCGTCGCCGAGTACACTCGTTCGGACCGTGAAGTAAGATAGGAAGACCATGGCAATCGTCAACGGATATGCGACACGCAACCAGATCAAGGCTGCTCTTCGAATCGGCACAGCCGACACACAAGACGACGACCTGATTGACAACTGTGCCGGTGCGGCGTCACGTTTGATTGACGGTTATGCGAACCGACAGTTCTGGAAATACGGATCGGCGACGACCAGAGTATTCACCGCAGCCGATTCATTCGTGTGCGAGATTGACGACATCGCTGGAACTGCGATCACACTCAGCACACAAACAAATGCGGACGGCAACTTTGATGTCACTTGGACTCCAAGCGATTGGCAACTAGAACCAGTCAACGGAATCTTGGACGGACTCACCGTACCGTTCACACGCATCCGCGCAGTCGGCGACTATCTGTTCCCAACTTTGAACGCAAACTTCGGATCCGAAGCATTGGTGCAACTTACCGCCGTCTACGGTTGGCCATCTGTACCTGAGCCGATCACACAAGCTGTGATCATCCAGGCATCAAGAATCTTCAAGCGTTACGATTCACCGCTCGGCGTTGCCGGCTTCGGAGACTTGGGTGCGATACGAGTGACACGCGCACTCGACCCAGACGTCGCACAACTTGTCGAGCCATATCGCCGAATGCGAATGTTCGCATGACCGCAACAGTCACAGAACTCAAAACAGGACTCCAGACACGTCTTGCCACGATCACGAATCTTCGCGCATTCGCACAGCAACCCGACCAGGTAAACCCGTCGCTCGGCGGTATCGCATGGCCGACACTTGAATCAATCACCTACCACGGTGCGATGCGAGCAGGCTTAGTCACACACGTCTTCACGGTCAGTGTGATCGTTGGTCGTGCAGCTGAACGCACCGCACAAAATCTCATGGACACCTACCTGTCTTATGACAGCGGGATTCGTGCAGCGATTGAAGCCGACACATCACTCGGCGGGTATGCACAAACCTTGATTGTTGAAGAGGCATCCAACATCTCAACCGTTGACGCGAACGACACAACCTACCTCACAGTTGACTTTCGTGTCGTCGTGTATGCTTAGCCCATGGCAAAATATCAGGTAGTCGAAGGCTTCACCGTTCTAGATAAACAATATCCAGCCACTATTGATGGCGACGAAGTTGACCATCTAGACTCTCTACTGGCATCGGGTCGAATTGTTCTGGTGGCAGATAAATCAACTTCCAAGGCCGACAAGGCAGGAGATAAATAATCATGGCAAAGTTAGTTCTCACAAACACAAACGTCATTCTCAACGGTACAGATATCACATCAAGCGTTGCCGCTGTAACCCTAAGCACTTCAGCAGCAGAGGTACCAACAACGAATTTTTCATCTGGTGGAGCGGTGACACGAGTGTCAGGATTGATCGACAATTCTGTGACACTCTCTTTGCATAACGATTACAACGCCATTGACGGACTCATCATGCCGTTGATCGGATCAACCGCTGTCACCATGGTTGTGAAACCAGCAGGCACAGCAACAGCAGGAACGGCTACACCTCACTACACCTTCTCTGTACTTTGCACAGAGTTCAGCCCAGTCAACGGTGCTGTCGGTGAATTGAACACAGCCGATGTCACTTGGCCAATCAGCGGAACGATTGTCAAAACAATCGCATAGTTCTTATTAAAACAATCAGGAGGTAAGAATGAAAATCAATCTAGAAGTGACCGAGCTGGACGGCGTCGTCAATAAAGTGACTGCGCAGTTCGCAGACTTCATCGCCTTCGAAGGCGAGAAGAATCGTTCGGTTGCAAACTTCCAAACAGAACTACGCCTCACCGACCTTGCCTGGTTGGCGTGGCATGCAACGAAGCGCACGAAGAAGACCGCGATGAAGTTTGAAGAATGGATTGAGACAGTCGAGAGTGTGGAGGTTGGAACCGATTCTGCGGTGATCAACCCTTTGGAGAATCCTCAGCCCACTGGCTGATCGCATACCTAGCGTGTGAGACTCACATCGCTCCATCTTTACTTCTACAAGAATCACCTAGAATGCTGTACACGATGCTCGGCTATCTGCGCTGGAAGAGTGTCAAGATGAATCCCAACCAAAGGATCTAGTGATGGCCTTTACAGGTAATAAGTTCTCAGCATTCCCTAACCTGCCAGGTGACACAGGTGCGACAATCGGCAGTGCCGGTCAAGCAGCCGTTATGGCAAACACCGTCATCGTCAAAGATCTCTACGAAACTCTCCGCAAGTTTGATCGAGCCAGTTACGAGTTCAGCAAAGAACTCCGCAAAGTCGCCTACACAATCGCCAAAGACTTATCAACCGAAGTCAGGATCACCGCAGGTACGGTCAGTCGAGCTAGTCAAGCAATACAAGTTGCCAAAGGATTACGGGCAAGCAACGACCGCATCCCGACAATCAAACTACGAGCCAACGAATCCTTCGTGTCAAAGTCACGTCCGAACAGCAAACGCAAACGGAAGGTCACTCGCGGCGATGTCTTCTTCGGTGCAGAGTTCGGTGGCGGTCTAACACCCAAGACCAAACAGTTCCTTCGACATCGAGGACAGTCGGGATACTTCTTCTGGCCGACCGTCCGCAGACGAAAGAACGCAATCGCCAAAGAATACCTAGAAGGCATAGACCGTGTGGTCAAGGATCTAGGCATCGGCTGATACTTGCATTCGGCTGAGGATTCGCTATCCTGATAGTCGGAGGTTCTGCACAATGTTTGAAGTCGTCGGGTTCCCATCGGTCAAGTCCATCTACCCAAAGACCATCGCCGAATCGTGGATGGAGTTTGCATCTATGCTCGGCAACCACCAAGAACGAGCAAACAAGTCTGACGGTTCGCTGTACTCGCCAGTCACCTACCGTGAACACACGACTCGTGGCAATCGCAATGTGTCACATGTCTGGGCGTTAGTCGCCGACCTTGACGGTGAAGCATTTGAGAATGCTGATCTCGGATCGTATATACACTTTGCCTACACAACATGGTCACATCGTGACAACGATCCGCACTGGCACATTGTCGTCCCGTTTGAGCAGGCTGTGCCGGTACAGAATTGGGAAGAAGTCTGGTACGAGACACATGAGCGTCTTCGTCTCAAAGGCGACCCAGCAACCAAAGACCCTGCTCGTATCTTCTATCTGCCACAGCACGAAGCAGGTCAGCAGTTCCACACACATCATTCAGGTTGGCGATTCCTTGATCCAACCATCACAGACATCGCTGCACCGACACGCACATTCTCTACACCAAACATTCGCAGTAGTCGTCAAGCTCGTCGCGGTAATCCGATGCGATGTGTTCTTGATCCGAAGTGGTGGTCTGCTCCGATTGATATGTCGCAGTATGACGGGATGACACAACAAGAGATTCACAAAGACATGCAACGCGAGTGGGCGGAACTGCGTAAACGGATGCTCGCTGACTGAGTAGAATTGCGTTCACCATGGCAGGTGAGCGCGTCTTCAAAGTTCAGATCCTCGGCAACGCCGACGGTGCTATTGCGGCGTTCAAGAAACTTGCCCGCGAAGGACAAGAATCATTTGAGAGGGTTCAATCAATCGGCTCAAAGTTGGGTGCCGCATTCGACTTCGTGAAGAAGGGTGCGTTCATTGCGGTTGGTGCATTGACCGCAGTCGCAGGTGCAGCAACCGCAGCAGTATTCGCAGCAGCCAAAGATCAAGAATCACAAAAACTGCTTGAAGCACAGTTGATCCGTTCGGCAGGTGCAACTGCTGCAATGGTGTCAGAGACTGAAGCGTTCATTGAAGCAGCGATGATGGCGACCGGTATCGCCGATGATGACTTGCGTCCTGCGTTCGGGAATCTAGTACGAGCAACAGGTGATCTAGAAAAATCTCAGCGTCTGTTCAACCTTGCGTTAGACATCAGCGCCGCTACTTCTCGCGACCTCGAGTCTGTGACACTAGGTCTCGGCCGTGCGGCGACAGGGCAGATAGGCGCACTCACTCGACTCGGCATACCGTTGGACGAAGGTGCCAAGAAGTCAAAAGACTTTGGTGCAATTCTCAGACAACTTGAAGGTCAATTCGGTGGTGCAGCCGCAACCGCAGCCGACACATTCTCTGGCCGTGTAAAGATTCTCAAAACATCGCTCGGCGAAGTAGTCGAGTCAATCGGCTATCTGCTTCTTCCTGCCGCCGAGAAGTTGATTGCGATATTCCAGAACCGTCTCGTGCCAGCATTGAAGGCTGCAGTTGACGGGTTCAAAGAAAAAGGCATGAGCGGCGCAATCAAATACTTCTTGGCTGCGCTTGGACCTGTCGGTCTCGGAATCATCAACACATTCGAATCAATCACGCTGGCGGTGTTTTCGTTGGGTGGGCAGGTTGGCAAACTCGCTGCAGTTCTCGCCTTGGCATCTGCTCCGCTGATTGGCATTAAAGGAGCGTTTGATTTATACAACAAAATTCTCAGTGTCAGCGATGAAGCAACAGCGAAAGCAACATTCAGATTTGACAAACTTCGTGCAGGTGTATACCAAGCAGGACAGTCATTGAATCTTGCCGGCAACGAGTTGTCAGGATTTATTGATCAAACCGACAAAGTCGGCAACAAGGTTCTGCCCAAAGCCAAAGAAGCAACAGAAGACTGGGGTGACTCTTTGGATGGTGTGAAAGACACTGCTGGTGCTGTAGCCAAAACGATTGATCAGACTAAACAGAATCTTGAGAAGTACACGTCAGCGTTGAAGTCATCAACATCTGCACAGAAGTCTTTGACTAGCGCGCAGAAGGGAACACGCGAGGCACAACTTGGAGTCTTCGAAGCAAACAAGGATCTTCTGACCGCGCAAGAAAACCTTGACCAAGCGACAAGAGGATTCGGTGCTGACTCGCCACAGGCTAAGGCTGCTCAACGTGAGTTGGCTAAGGCGCAACGCAATGTGGCGAATGCTGGGTTCGCTGTTGAAGAATCTCTGTTCGCTGTTAAGGACGCAGAGAAGGCTCTTGCCGAACTTCGCAAAGATCCAGAAGCAAGTGCGCAGGCGATTCGTGAAGCCGAGATCAATCTTGCCCAAGCAAAGTTGTCTGTGGCAGATGCAACTGACGCAGAGTTTGAAGCAACGAACGGCTTGAAGGATGCACAACTGGTATTGAACGAAGCGGTCAGTGGTGCTATCAGTGGATCCGAAACCTATAAGAAGTTTTTAGATCTTGTCAACGATGCAAAGGACGCACAGATCACAGCATCGGAACGTCTGTTTGATGCAACGGAGCGTGAGGCTGAAGCATTCGAAGCACTAGCCGAAGCGATCAAGAAGGTCGCTGACGCTGCTGCGTTGTTGCCTAGTGGCGATCTAAATATGCCTACTGTGCCGACACCGGCAGGCAATGGCACAGGGTTCGCAGGTCAAGCAGATCCATCAGTGCAGATCGTCGTGAACACAGGCATCGGGACGAACGGTGTCGAGGCTGGTCGGCAGATTGTGCAACTGTTGCAGCAGTACACGGCGGTTGATGCGTTCGCGATTGACCGTCTCGGCTTCGCGCCAAGAAGGTAGCCATGCCAAAGACACT